GAAATTCGATCTCCAGCACATCAAGCAAAACGCTATTCACGCAGTACAGCAAATCCTTCCAGACCCGACCAAACCAATCGTAGTAACCATTCAGGAACGCAACCGCAGCTTAGACCAAAACAGGAAGCTATGGGCCTGCTTAGGTGACGTCTCTCGTCAGGTTGAATGGCATGGTCGCTGGCTGGATGCAGAAAGCTGGAAGTGCGTTTTTACAGCAGCATTAAAGCAGCAGGACGTTGTTCCTAACCTTGCCGGGAATGGCTTTGTGGTAATAGGCCAGTCAACCAGCATGATGCGTGTAAGCGAATTTGCGGAGCTATTAGAGCTTATACAGGCATTCGGTACAGAGCGTGGCGTTAAGTGGTCAGACGAAGCGCGACTGGCTCTCGAATGGAAAGCGCGATGGGGAGATCGGGCTGCATGACTATCAAATCAAATACGCCAGCACACGACAAGGACTGCTGGCAAACGCCGCTCTGGCTTTTTGATGCACTGGATATTGAGTTTGGATTCTGGCTGGATTCAGCAGCGAGCGACAAAAATGCTCTGTGCGCTCACTGGCTGACTGAGGCCGACGACGCGCTCAATTCTGAGTGGGTAAGCCACGGTGCAATCTGGAATAACCCACCGTACAGCAATATCAGGCCGTGGGTGGAAAAAGCCGCTGAGCAGTGCATACAACAGCGACAGACGGTAGTTATGCTTGTGCCAGAGGATATGTCAGTCGGATGGTTCAGCAAGGCTCTGGAGAGTGTCGACGAAGTTCGCATTATCACTGATGGACGGATTAATTTTATCGAACCATCGACAGGGGGTGGAGAAGAAGGGAAACAGCAAAGGCTCCATGCTGCTGATTTGGCGACCGTTCATCAGTCCTCGACGGATGTTTACTACCGTATCCAAAGCGGCATTGATGGCGATCGGGCAGGGCGTCAGGAGGGCGGCATGAGGCGACAACGACGAAGTATCACCGACATCATCTGCGAAAACTGCAAATACCTTCCAACGAAACGCTCCAGAAATAAACCCAAGCCAATCCCAAAAGAATCTGACGTAAAAACCTTCAACTACACGGCTCACCTGTGGGATATCCGGTGGCTAAGACATCGTGCGAGGAATACAAGGTGATTGACCCAAATCGAAGTTACGAACAAGAAAGCGTCGAGCGGGCTTTAACGTGCGCTAATTGCGGTCAGAAGCTGCATGTGCTGGAAGTTCACTTGTGTGAGCACTGCTGTGCAGAGCTGATGAGCGATCCGAATAGCTCGATGCACGAGGAAGAAGACGATGGCTAAACCAGCGCGAAGGAAATGCAAAATATGCAAGGAATGGTTTCACCCGGCATTCTCAAATCAGTGGTGGTGCTGCCCGGAACACGGAACTCAATTAGCACTCGAACGACGAAGCAAAGAACGCGAAAAAGCGGAAAAAGCAGCAGAGAAGAAACGACGACGAGAGGAGCAGAAACAGAAAGATAAACTTAAGATTAGAAAACTCGCCTTAAAGCCCCGCAGTTACTGGATTAAACAAGCCCAACAAGCCGTAAACGCCTTCATCAGAGAAAGAGACCGCGACTTACCATGTATCTCGTGCGGAACGCTCACGTCTGCTCAGTGGGATGCCGGGCATTACCGGACAACTGCTGCGGCACCTCAACTCCGGTTTGATGAACGCAATATTCACAAGCAATGCGTGGTGTGCAACCAGCATAAAAGCGGAAATCTCGTTCCGTATCGTGTCGAACTGATTAACCGCATTGGGCAGGAAGCAGTAGAGGAAATCGAATCAGACCATAACCGCCATCGCTGGACTGTCGAAGAGTGCAGGGCCATCAAGGCGGAGTATCAACAGAAACTTAAAAAACTGCGAAACAGCAGAAGTGAGGCTGCATGAATATCTACGAAAGAATTGATGGCAGCAAATACCGAAATATTTGGGTAGTTGGCGATCTGCACGGATGCTACACGAACCTGATGAACAAACTGGATACGATTGGATTCGACAACAAAAAAGACCTGCTTATCTCGGTGGGTGATTTGGTTGATCGCGGTACAGAGAACGTCGAATGCCTGGAATTAATCACATTCCCCTGGTTCAGAGCTGTACGTGGAAACCATGAGCAAATGATGATTGATGGCTTGTCAGAGCGTGGAAACGTCAATCACTGGCTGCTTAATGGCGGCGGCTGGTTCTTTAATCTCGATTACGACCAAGAAATTCTGGTTAAAGCACTTGCTTATAAAGCAGATGAACTTCCATTAATCATCGAACTGGTGAGCAAAGATAAAAAATATGTCATCTGTCACGCCGATTATCCTTGTGACGAATACGAGTTTGGAAAGCCAGTTGATAATCAGCAGGTAATCTGGAATCGCGAACGAATCAGCAACTCACAAGACGGGATCGTGAAAGAAATCAAAGGCGCGGACACGTTCATCCTTGGTCATACGCCAGCAGTGAAACCACTCAAATTTGCCAACCAGATGTATATCGATACTGGCGCAGTGTTCTGCGGAAACCTCACATTGATTCAGGTACAGGGAGAAGTCGCATGGGTATAAGAGAACTAAACCTCACCAAAGAACAGCACGATTGGCTGAATGGCTGGCTTGAACTGTGGGGCGCATGGGTTTATTCAGGTCGTCTGGAAAAGCGCATGAGCAGCGTAATAGCGAAGTTCATGGAGAGCGTAGAGCCGGGAAGAGTTATGACAAGGCCAATGTGCAATGATGATGATGGAATGTTGATTTCTCAGGTCGTCGATTCCGTCATGTGCATTGACAAGAAAGCCTTTGGCATCCTCCTCAGCTACTACGCTCATGGTTCATCTAAGCGAGCAATTGCATCCTACTATCACGCGACTGCAAAGCCACGCAAGATGTGTGGACGTGGTGGCGAGGGATGGAGAAAACCTTCACTGGCAACCTGTAGAAATGAAATTGACGACATCCTGAAAGCATCATTATTTGTTTTGTACCAACCAATGCAAAATGCTTTCAAAATGCGTAAACGTGTTGAGAAAGTTAAACACATTGCTGTTAAAAGTCTTGACATGCAATTATCCATTTAGCCATAATTAGAAGGTAAGCTGCCGTTAGTGACTCTTAAGTTGCAACGGTGGCTTTTTTTATTTGGGTCAGTCGTATAAAGGTCATTACGGAAGGCTGTTAACCTTCTTATCGTGGTTCGAGTCCACGCTGTCCCGCCAAACATGCTGGTTTAGCTCCAATGGTAGAGCAACTGACTTGTAATCATCAGGTCGCCAGTTCGATTCCGGTAGTCGGCACCATATGCGGGTATCATATAATGGCTATTACCTCAGCCTTCCAGGCTGATGATGCGGGTTCGATTCCCGCTACCCGCTCCAGATTTATTATCAGTCTCGCTTCGGCGGGCTTTTTTCATATCTGCGCCACGTTCGGTGCATATCAACCATAAAGTTTTTCAGGGATGGGGTTACGGGATAGTCAGTGTGACTTTATCCGTAGGCTGGTTACCCACTGGCGCAGGCTCTGCAGTTACCGCTGGGGCAGTACCTGTGGAAAGTGCACGCTTTGGGCTGACTGTCATCATGTTGTTTCTGGTGGTGGCAGTGGATTTCACCGGGCGTCTGATGTCGGTACTGGCTGATGGTGTGATGAAGCGTGGGATTGTGACATTACGGTGGTCGGTGATGAAAAGAAACAGTCTGAATAATGCTTGATTTTTTTACTTACTGTTTATTAGAAATACTGCCGTATAGCGAATCCCATGTGTAAGAGGTTATCAGCAGGCTGGAATACTGGGGGGCGCGGATTCAGGTGCTGATACTGAATTCACCGGGGCGGCCACCGGACCATGCATATATCAAAGTTGTGATTCTACTTATCATTTTCCTTGTGAGTTTTGGCTGCGCATGGCGCGGCCTTTTTTTACGATCTGCCACTGGCAGATGCTCATCCTGTGATTTTCTTCTGTTTCGGCCTTTTTTACTCTATTCCTGTGCATGGGAGAAATTCGATGTCGATTAATCGTTACGATATTGTGCGGGCAGCATCGCCATCAGATCTGGCGGACAAGCTCACGCAAAAACTGAAAGAAGGCTGGCAGCCGTTTGGTAGCCCTGTGGCCATAACTCCTTATACCCTGATGCAGGCGATTGCAGCAGAAGGTGATGTGGTGGTCAGTGGCACAACTGAGCCGGAGTGGTACTACGTGGTCGTGCTGGCCGGACAGTCCAATGCCATGTCTTATGGTGAGGGTATTCCTCTTCCTGATTCATATGATGCGCCTGATCCGCGTATTAAGCAGTTGGCACGTCGCAGTACGGTGACGCCTGGCGGAGAGGCATGTGTATTTAACGATGTGATCCCGGCAGATCATTGTCTGCATGATGTGCAGGATATGAGTGTGTTCAGTCACCCTGAAGCAGATTTAAGCAAAGGTCAGTATGGGTGTGTCGGACAGGGCTTACATATCGCCAAACGTCTGCTGCCGTATATCCCAAAAAATGCCGGGATTCTGCTGGTTCCCTGCTCCCGTGGCGGTTCAGCATTTACAGCAGGGGCGGATGGTACATTCAGTGAAGCTACGGGGGCCAGCCAGAACTCTGCGCGCTGGGGAGTGGGTAAGCCGTTATATCAGGATCTGATACTGCGTACAAAAGCGGCACTGGCGAAGAATCCTGAAAATGTTCTGCTGGCGGTATGCTGGATGCAGGGTGAATTCGATATGACAAACGCTGGCTATGCTCAGCAGCCTGCAGCATTCCAGTCGATGGTGCAGCAGTTCCGTAGCGACCTTGCCGGTATGGCGGCGCAGTGTCATGGTGGAAGCGCTCAAAAAGTGCCGTGGATTTGTGGTGACACCACATACATCTGGAAACAGAAGTACGCCACACAATATGAGGCGGTGTATGGCGCTTATAAAGGAAAGGAAGCACAGAATATTTTCTTTGTTCCTTTTATGACAGGTGGCAGTGGTGAAAACACGCCCACGAATGAGCCGACGGAAGATCCGGATATCGTGGCTGCCGGTTATTACGGGGCGGCATCCCGGACATCGGCCAACTGGACGTCAGCAGACCGTGCGAGCCATTTCAGTGCCTGGGCACGGCGTGGGATTATTGCAGACAGAATGGCCTCGGCTATCCTGTCGCAGGCAGGGCGCTCACAGGCATTTATTGCCGGTGTAAAACCGGAGAACACACCATCAGCAGGTGGCTCTACGTCGCCGGATGACTCATCCCTGGAATCGATATCGCTTCTGGCCTCCGCCGGCGATGTTGCTTCTCAGGGGTGGAGTATTACCGGGGGCAGCGTTCAGTTATCGGATGGCGTACTGAGAATTGTCAAAGAGAGCGGTAAAAGCTGGATACTATCGCATCCGGTGAAGAATGCATCCTCACTGCTGAGCCGGGGAGGGAAGCTGACCTGTAAGTTCCGTCTGACTGGTGCTCTGACAAACAACCAGTTTGGACTGGGGCTTTATCTGTACACAGACGCTCCTGTTCCTGATGGTGTGACGATAACGGGGACTGGTGATCCGTTCCTGATGTCGTACTTTACGCAGACCACCGACGGCAAACTGAATCTGATGCACCACAGGAAGTCAGGAAACACGAAGCTGGGGGAATTCGGGAACTACAGTAACGACTGGCAGGCGCTGGAGCTGGTGTTCACCGCCGGCAGTGCCACGGTTACTCCGAAACTGAATGGAGTGGCTGGCCCGGCATTCCAGGTTATAAAAGACAGTCTGACACTGGGACTGAATGCGCTGACGCTGACGGATGTTACAAAAAATGCAGCGTATGGCGTTGAGATAGAAAGTCTGGTGCTGGAGATAAATGCACCGGCAGCATAATAAAAAAAGCCAGCGACTGACCTGAAAGAAGACGCTGGCTAAAAGGCCTTATATGTTTGTAGAGACTTATTTTTCACAGACAGCAATGATGCCTGTCAATATATTATCAATATGCGGATTGTTTCAGTTACAGATGCTTTATTAAGGAAAAAACAGCCAGCACTGACTTTCGGTGAAGAGGTGCTGGCTCAAAAGGATAGATGTACTTCACATGTTGCTTCTATATGGCGGTACATTTTCTGACAGACAGTGACGGATGTTGTCAAGATATTGTGTCATTTATAACCTGAATCAGGGAGGGAGCCGGAATGTTATCTGGCATTTTTAGCAGAGCCTGAATGCCATAATCACGGCTCCCGGTGTTGGCCGTCAGTGGGTGACACTGGCGGCTTTTTTGTTTTTCTTTACTTTCATTTTCTGTCGGCGGTGACGGAGACATACATCAGATGGAAAAAATCACAACAGGTGTGTCATACACCACGTCAGCGGTGGGGACGGGATACTGGTTACTGCAGCTGCTGGACAAAGTCTCTCCGTCCCAGTGGGTGGCAATAGGTGTGCTGGGAAGTCTGCTGTTTGGCCTGCTGACGTATCTGACAAATCTTTATTTCAAGATTAAAGAAGATAAGCGTAAGGCTGCGAGAGGTGAATAATGTCGCCGTCATTACGCAAGGCTGTTGCAGCTGCTATTGGTGGTGGGGC